TGCGGTGCCAGCTTCCGGATTCGGGCCAGAATCCCGGTATCTGCGATGTTTTTCATGATCTGTCACCCCCTGAAACCCGGTGGAATGGTTTTATCCGGCGGCGAAACCGGGATACCAGGCATACCGCAACCGCCCCTCACAGGAATATCCCAGTGATTTTCAAAATGCCTGTCCGGGCCGAAGAATGTCGCTGCCTGTTGCACGAATTCAGAACCAGCCTTGTGCGTACTACCGAGATACGCCACGTAGCGCCGGACACCGTCGAGCATATCGCCGGGGAGGACGCCCTCCCGTCGTCGGGCATTCCAGGCTTTGAATGCAGATTTTTTCGGATTGGCACCTGCCCGCTTCGGATATTCCTGCCAGACCAGTTCAAACTCAGCCGGATAACTCCCGCCTGGTTCATCGTTTTTTTTCGGCGATGAACCAGGAGAGATCGGTTCTGGTTCTGGTTCTGGCTCTGGCTCTGGCTCTGGCTCTGGAGTCCCAACGACCGTTTGAAACCCTTCAAGAACCCTTTCGAAACCGTTTAATTTACCCGGTTCAAACCTTGATATAGCCTGCCTCATACCATCAGCTAACTGTGACTTAATGGCTATTTTATCCGGTACATCACGGAATAATTTCAACGCCGCAATGGCTACATTCGGGTTTTCAAAACCATTCCATTCCAGATAACCGGGAATTAACACCCATCGGGTAGCTGTATCCCGTATGGCAAAACCATTACGGGATAATTCTTCAAACCCTTCTGATACCCTCTTTTTATCCCATTGCAAATCTTCACAAACGTACCCGTCAGGGAGACGGAAACAGCCGGTCATATTGGCGTGGGGACTGGTTAACAGATATAACGAGAGCATCCGGCCATCATCGGAAAGCGAGCGTATGCTTTCGCTGGTCCAGAAGGATGAATTCACCTTTCCGTAATCACGCATAAAACCTCACCACGCCCTTACAGGGCGATACGAATATATAAAAATTACTCACTGGTCATGTCTCTGGTACTGCTGGCGATAACCGCTACGTAACGCCTGTAACGCATATATGGCCTCGTCACACTCCCGCTCAAACTCCGCCAGCGGCGCGCCAAGAAGTACCGCGCTTGCCACTGCGGTTTTTTTAAAAGCTGTGAAAGCAGGTATTCAATGCTCTGCCCTGCCGTTATTCGTTTATGCAGCTCCGGCGCGCTTTTGCGGATCGCCTCCAGAATAGCGGGGATCAGCGCAGAGAATTTCTTGCAGTGTTCCGCCGTTTCCCGTTTCCGCCAGCGCTGAAAAATGTTTATCCGGTTACGGCGCCATGCGTCGTAATCCACCGTTCCGTCGTCACGCTCGATACGGTGAACCGCTATTTCCGGTCGCGTCGGTTGCTCCAGGAATACGCGGGTGATCAGTTGCGTGGCGGTTTCCTGGGTTATCTGAAGATATGCCAGCCATGGCGATAACGCCTGACTGGCTGTTTCAGGGGTGATCATGGTTGTTCAGCCCCTCCAGAACGTCTGGCTTTACGATACTGGTCATAGAGATTTTTGTCGTAGTGCAAAAAACCATTTGAGGCTTCCTGTAGGCGCATAGCTCGACCTTCTGGAACCAGCTCCCCCCAGGCATAAATTGAGGACAGTCTTACACCAGCAGCTCTTGCAAGTTTGGTTTTACTCCCAAAAAAAATGATTGCGTCGTGTTTACGCATTGTACGACCTCCTTAGATTTTCCTACTGAAGCTAGATCGTAGAGAAACCTAAGTCAAGAGAAATTAGAATAACCTAATATGAAGAATGAAACTTTCGGCGCACGTCTTCTGGCAAGACGTAAAAAACTCAAACTATCTCAGGCCGCTCTCGGAAAACTGGTCAAGGTAGCTCACGTCACGATATCGCAATGGGAAAGGGATGAAACTCAGCCTGCTGGCAAAAGGTTATTTTCTCTTAGTCAAGCGCTCCAGTGTTCTCCCACATGGCTTCTGTTTGGTGATGAAGATAAGCAGCCAGCGGAACCGATCGCACCACCTCCTGACCTCAGGGATGATCAGAAGGAACTTTTGAAACTCTATGAAGCCCTTCCTGAATCAGAACAAAAGGCACAACTTGAAGGAATGAGAGCTAGAGTAGAAAATTTTAATAAATTATTTGATGAATTACTAAAAGCAAGAAAACGAAGCTCTAAAAGTTAGTTCCCACATCATACTCATCCTTTACACTCGTAAAAAATGCGTCATTTCAAAGAGATGCATTTTTTTATCACAAAACTTAGCTTTTTCTAATGAAACTTATTGACTAAAAACTTAGGTTATTCTAAATTAATTCCATCAACAGCAATCATGGCACAGTGGTTACTCAGAAAAACGTTCCGCCGCCGGGCGTTAAGCGGATGAGGTGAAAGATGAAGATGCAAGAACTTCCAGTAGAGGTTCAGACTATCGCAGCTTCTACTCTGCGTAGAAAAATGAAAATCAATGACCAGCGAGCAGATAAAGAGCCAGTCGAGAAACTGGCTCATGAGGTGAGAGAGGCGTTTACGAAGCTTTATCTTCCTGTTGAGGTCGATCCCTCTCAGCGCGGTAGTGGTTAAGCATATGTGTAAAAACATCCGAAGCATCACTTGCGTAACTAATTTTGCCCGCTCTGATTAACTCAAGAACCACTTCGTGAGCTGCTTTTTCAGGAAAAACAAAAGGGCTGGTTGTATCAGACACAATATTTCCTTATTGGTTGTGTGGAAACTCCAGTATACCACCGCCCCGATGTGGATAAAGACGGGCGTCAGCTCCACGATACGGAGCATACAACACGAAAGCGCGTTCGTTACTTAACTAAGGTTGTCGTTAAATCCACCGATCCTGGTTGAGCGCGCTTCCGGTTGCGGGTGGAACCCGTGACATTGCTGTGTGTAGTCTTTGGCGGTACCAGTTCATTCCTTTCTGGTATCCGCCCTTTTTAAACCGGAGATATGACCATGAGCACCATCGGTATTTATCTGGAGGGAGCCGACGCCACAATTAAACCCGTAAACATTCATCGTGTCGGTGTTGAAATTGAAGGTATTTCATTATCTGAACTGGTTGAATCGGTTGATGACACCCCGGAACTTCTTGATGTCATCGGCGAGAAAAATATAGCCCGCTGGATTTCCACCAGAAATAAACTCGACAGCTTTCTTGATTACTTCGACCACCGCGATGTGGCTGACTGGCTTGAAATAAGGGTCAGTGAATTACAACAGGAGGACTGAAAAATGAAACACCAGCACTACGGTACGATGGAGGTCATACGGCAATGTGCGGTTCCCGGAACAATGGTTAAATATAATGACCGGATTTATAAAGCCACGGCTAATACCAGGGGAAAACTGACGTTAACAAATATTCGTGAAAATATTACCATCCGGGATTTAGTTATAGAAATTTATCTTGATGGTAAAGGCGAACCACTAACAAACTGATTAATTTAACAATACCATTTTTTAAATCATGCCAGCAATGGCAGGGATTCACTCAACCTGAAAAAGGAAATAAAAATGAAAAATACAACGCCTGATGCAGCAGTATTACAGGAACTAAAAGTACTCACCAGCCGTATATTTAAGATATGCGAGCAAAACAATATGCCGGTAGTTATTGGCTATTCATACGAGTTAAGCAGAAACGAAGATGGCTATTCAATAAATAAATCAATAACTGCATATGCAGATGAAAAAACAGGAGCATGGGACTCCACTATAGCCGCAGCAGCCATGTTGCTCAAAGTGAAAGACGTCCCCAGGGAGGTTATTGGTGCATTGAAGAGCTTGTCTGTTGCCAGTGATTTTGCGCGGGCGATGTCTGAGGCCTCAAAGGAAAAAAGCCTGCATTAAATGCAGGCGCTTCCCCGGCTTTACATCCCGGCGATGCTGAGGTGAGCGACCAGACCCACCACCAGAGACATGACCAGTGAGCACCCGGAGAGGATTTTCACTGGCAAAACGATTTTAATCTTAACTGAGGTTAAAAAACAATGAGCATTAAGCAGGAAGAATATTCATTTTATTACAAGGTTAAAAATGAAAGTGCCAGGAAACGCCTCGGCTTCAAAGCCGGTTTTTTCTGGTGTACAGCTAAAAAGCAGTCACTCGCCCTCTCCCGTGGCGAACTGGCTATGGATGCGGCCGGATTTGATGAAGCTGATTTTGCCAGACCTGTACGCGTACATTTTCCGGTAGAAAATGACATTCCGCCCGAGGGTATCTTTGATACTAAATTTTGTGAAAACCGCGAACCCGGTGGCGAAGACGGCAAAACCCTGACACTTATCCCCGGCGCAGCTTCTGCTGTTAAATCAGATGAAACAGAACGCGCCGACGGTGCTGTCACTCCTGCCGGAGAAAACGGAATACAGGAATCTCATAACCCGCCAGCAAACCCTCAACTGACCGTGGTTGCGACACTGCCGTTCCGCCATCGCGTTCTGGCACAGTATATTGGCGATGGAGAATATCTTTATCACGTCGATACAGAACAGAAAAAAGAAATCGCGTGTCTGGAGATGGATACTCAGAATACCACTGTCCAGAACCTGATACTCGCCGCAGAAAATGTAGAGCCGTTCAAAAAAGCTATCGAGCACGATATTCACAAAGCAGTGAATGCGTATAAACAGGTATTTCCTGTCGATGGAAAAGTGCCTGAGTTATGCACCACTATTAAGTTTTTTAAGGAATGGTTCCGTGCTGAACACATTAACCGCGGCCTGCTGGTTAAGGAATGGGCTGAACGCCTGAAGAATAAACCTGCACCCGTTAAAAAAACCGGGCCACATAAAGTAATTGTCGACGACGTAAATAAGCCAGAACGTCCACGCCGTAGCGAAAAACCGACACACAGAACGATTAACTATGAGCTCGCCTGTGGTTTCTGTGAGGAGCTGGATCTGAATAACCTGCGTCCTGCAATGGATTTTGCAAAACGTATCATCGCCGAAGACCGGGAAGACTGGAAGCGAATATCGATGACAGTGGGCATTATTCCCGACATCAAAGGCTACGACCGACAAACCATTATTGACCTGGTACGCAAAGCGCCAAAGGCCGTACATAACGGTAATCCTGATCTTCGCCGGACGTGGTGCGAAAGCTTTCTTGCCGTTCATGGTGTTCGCGATCCGGACTGGTACGAATATGTGCCTGATAACACCCCAACAACCCATGAAGAAAATGCAGCAAGACTTCGTCAGGCGGGCAAATGTCTGCGGGATATTGAGGCAGGGAGATTTCAGTGTGATGAAGAAAAACAGCAACCGACAGGCGAACTGGCAGATGAACCAGCAACGCCTGAAGCAGTGGAACAGGACACAACTGAACATCATCCGGACCCGCAGCCGCTGGAGAATGAGTCACCTGTAAGCCAGACAGAAGCAGGCTACCAGAAAATACGGGCAGAACTGCACGAAGCACGTAAAAACATTCCACCCAAAAACCCGGTTGATGTTGGTAAACAACTGGCAGCCGCGCGCGGTGAATATGTCGAAGGCATCAGCGACCCGAACGATCCGAAGTGGGTTCATAACAATTACAGCGCCTCAAATCAGGGTGAAAAAGAAGAAGTGGTGCCGGAGGAAAAACAGCCAGCAGCAGAGCCGGAGGCTGTCACCAGAAACGCAGACGGGACTTTCGACGTTTCAGCGCTGTTCAGTGCCCCCTCAAATCAGATCGAAAAAATGGAAGCCAGAACAGAAATAGATGGAGAGATGCGGAAAGAAAGCAACCAGCGGGAAACGGCTGGTGATGCAGTGCAGGAAATTACAGCAGACGGTGGATCAGGTACTGGCGGTGATGAAGCAGGCGAAGCGGCAGATTCCATAGAAAACGGAAATTTCACTGTCCCTGATGATATACAGCCAGGTATTTACTATGACATCCCTAACGAGGCGTATCACGCTGGCCCCGGCGTCAGTAAATCACAGCTTGATGATATCGCAGATACACCAGCAATTTATCTTTGGCGCAAAAATGCCCCCGTGGACACGGAGAAAACAAAATCTCTCGATACAGGAACGGCTTTTCACTGCCGGGTACTGGAACCAGAGGAATTCAGTAAACGCTTCATCATCGCACCGGAGTTTAACCGCCGTACCAGTGCAGGAAAAGAAGAAGAGAAAACCTTTCTGGAAGAGTGCGCCCGGACAGGAAGAACCGTGCTTACGGCAGAAGAAGGCCGGAAAATCGAACTTATGTACCAGAGTGTGATGGCGTTACCGCTGGGGCAGTGGCTGGTTGAAAGCGCCGGATATGCTGAATCATCAGTCTACTGGGAAGATCCGGAAACAGGAATTTTGTGTCGGTGCCGTCCGGACAAAATCATCCCTGAATTTCACTGGATCATGGATGTGAAAACCACTGCTGATATCCAGCGGTTCAGGACAGCTTATTACGATTATCGCTACCACGTACAGGACGCTTTCTACAGCGACGGTTATCGGGCGCAGTTCGGTGAGATTCCCACCTTCGTCTTCCTTGTTGCCAGTACAACCGCCGAATGTGGGCGTTACCCGGTTGAGATTTTCATGATGGGTGAAGACGCAAAACTGGCAGGTCAGCGGGAATATCGTCGCAATCTGCAAACCCTGGCCGAATGCCTTAATAACGATGAATGGCCTGCCATTAAAACTTTATCACTGCCCCGCTGGGCGAAGGAGAATGCAAATGCCTAAACAACCACCTATTGCAAAAGCCGACCTGCAAAAAACACAGGGAGCACGCACCCCGACGGCAGTGAAAAATAACAACGATGTGATCAGCTTTATCAACCAGCCTTCCATGAAAGAACAACTGGCGGCGGCCCTGCCCCGCCACATGACAGCGGAACGCATGATCCGGATAGCCACAACGGAAATCCGAAAAGTTCCGGCGCTGGGTGACTGTGACACCATGAGTTTTGTCAGCGCCATCGTTCAGTGTTCCCAGCTTGGGCTGGAGCCCGGCGGCGCGCTCGGTCATGCCTATCTGCTACCGTTCGGAAACAGAAACGAAAAGTCAGGCAAAAAAAACGTTCAGTTAATTATTGGCTACCGGGGAATGATCGACCTTGCCCGCCGTTCCGGACAGATTGCAAGTCTTTCCGCGCGCGTCGTCCGCGAAGGTGACGATTTCAGCTTCGAGTTTGGTCTGGAAGAGAAGCTGGTACACCGTCCGGGTGAGAACGAAGATGCACCAGTTACTCATGTCTATGCCGTTGCCCGCCTTAAAGATGGCGGCACACAGTTTGAGGTAATGACCCGTAAACAGATAGAGCTGGTCCGGGCACAGAGCAAAGCTGGTAACAACGGCCCGTGGGTTACTCACTGGGAGGAAATGGCAAAAAAAACCGCCATACGCCGCCTGTTCAAATACCTGCCTGTATCCATTGAGATCCAGCGCGCGGTATCAGTGGACGAAAAGGAGACGCTGACTATCGATCCGGCTGATGCGTCTGTCATCACAGGTGAGTACAGCGTCGTCGAAAACGCTGGCGTGGAAGAGAACGTAACCGCATAACGGAGGCTGGCGGTCGCTGACCGCCTGAAATGATAATGAACAAAATCACTGCATTACCCGTAGAGCGCGATAATTACGGTTACTGGACTCACCCGCTGTACGAACAGTTTTGCGATGGTCGTGAGGTTATCTCTCCAGACGAGTTTAATGCCTGGCTGGAGGCTAACGGTTTGGAATGGAAAGTCTCATACCTGGATGACGAGGAAATAGATCCTGACGTTGACGGGTGCGACATTTCAACGTGGCAACCAGATCCGCCAGCAGGTAACGGCTGGTTTGTCGGTTCCATTCACGACACCGAAGACGGCGCGGTCTGTATCTGGTTACGCAACGTGCAGGACGGTCATTATGAGTAACAAAATTGTCTTTGTGAACGGCAAATCAAAGTGTGGTTGTGTAATGGCATTCAGTGACGGCGGCGGCGAATACTCAGACGTTCACACAATAATCCCGTGTGCCGAACATTCCATGCCTGAATCGGCACTTACTCAGCGTGATGATATGCGACAGGTGCGCGAACAACTGGAAGAAGCAGAAAAGCAAGTGGAAGAATTAACGATGTGGATTAAGCGTCTGGCCCACTCGCTTAGAAACGCCAGGCCGAACAGCAAGTTACACAGCGCAGCAATGGACTATCTGAGCCATAAAGGATTAATCAGTGTGGAGGATGTATTGAGATGACCACTATTACCAGTAAATTCACTAAAGAGCGCCTGATTGATTGGGCTGTGGTAGCTGTAGCTGAAAGGGGGCGAGATTTAAAGGATGCCCCGGAGTCAGTAGAAGCTGCGGCGAATTTAAAATTAGCTGAAATAGCGTTGGCAGCGCTTACCGCTGAACCTGTGCGATATCTAAATAAATTTTCAGGTACATGCGTGACGTTAGAGCAGCAGTCAAACGCTGCTGATGATGTTGCCGTGTATATTCCGCTTTACGCCGCCCCGCCAGCGCCGGTAGTGCCGGAGGAATGCCCTGCCGAGTTGCCATACGCGCAGGTTAAGGCAGTCGCTGACCTGTTCGCCCTGTGCTGGCAATCGGGAGAAGTGGTTACTTATACGCCTGACCCAGAAAAGGCGACCATCTGGCTAAATAACTACTCGGGAACTTGCGTTCAGGAATACGTGAAGCTTGAACGACTGCAAGAAGCGCTGGCTGG